TTAAGTCTTTAACTCTATCAGATCCTACAACAATAACTAAGTTTTTATAGTTACCAGATAGCTCTTTGAGCATATCAAATATATTTTTAGCATTGGATTTTTGCACAATACGACCCAAAGCCATATTAATTAGCTTGGCCTTATCGTTATAACTTAAAGGATTCTTTTTAGAGTCTACGGAATGAGACAGGAAGATTAGCGGTTTTGCTTGTTTCTGTTGAGATATTTCTAACATTTTCTTTACTAATGCTAGATGACCAACAGTGGGAGGGTTCATGCGTCCAAAAGTTACTACAGCTGTTTGCGACGCTGCTTCTGACAACTCACTAGGGTTGAGAACTATATCTAAATTGTCGTTAGTCATGTTTGTTTTCCTCAGGGTTTGTATCTAACCTTACCTGTCTCATATCTATTTAGCTGTTATCGTCTGTTGTCATTAGTCCAACCTTTAACTATTTCAGGATTAAAGTTAGAATATGAAAATTCTAGACGATCTACTAATTTAACGGTATTACCTTTCCTATCTATAGCTACGTAACCTTCTTCTCCAGTCACTTTAAAGCCATTATTAGTCTTAAGGAAAGTACTTAGTTTGCTTGCTTTATTAAGCTTATTAATAATAATCTTTTTAGCTTTAGCCAAATGCATCTGCATTTCAAATATAGAAGCTACTCTATATAATGGCAGTTTACTAAAAGCAATTACTTTAGCTAAAGCAAGCTTCTTTCTTTCTTGACCTGATTCAGTTTTAAGAGCATCGATTTCTTTCTTTACTCTCTGAATCAGATAATTTTGTAAGCTTTTAGTATATACCATAGGTGATAGTATATCCTGACCTTCACGAATATGCAAGTTATGATGAACTTTTATAAACGAAAGTAAATGCTTACATTCTGAAATCTGTTTAATTACTCTGGTATCTATTCTTTTTAATGCTTTATTAGCATAGTTTAACTCTCTATCAAGATCTTTTACTTCATCTTTAGTCATAGTAGCACTACCAGAAAGGTCTTGATATTCTGCATCAATCATCCAAACTTTATCTAAAGGCTGCACCCATCTCATCTTAAACGGTTTCATATCATGAGATACAGTAGTATGAAACACAATACCTATCTCAGATTGCAATATTTGATTAGCTAGTTCGGAATCTTTAGGTACTGCGTACACAATAGTATTAGGGTGAAATATAAGATAAGTTTTACTATCTATTACTTGCGTCTTTATATCATCTTTAGTATATAAAAAATCACCTTGTATCACAGTATTAGGTCCAATACTTAGATCTTTTAAGAAATGCAGAGCTCTTTTTAACTTGTCTGCTAGGTCAGGGTTCAGATCGGCGGCATCGATCTCCTTCGGAGAATAATACATAACTGGTGTCTTATTAAAATAACTCTTAGTAGATACAAATAGCTTATTATCAGTTCTACCTACTACAATAGCAGGAGCACCATCCCATTTAACAGTTGCATTAATAGCATCTTTAGAGCTACTAGTTAAAGAGTCTCTTAAAGCTTCTAAAAAGTTAAGTGCATCATTAGCACCTTTAATGCCATTATTGAGAACTAAGTCCTCTAAATGCTCCATATGTGTATTATTTGAAATCATTTTTTAAGTCGTATTTAAATTCTTCCCATGTAGGCCATTTTTCTGACCTGCTTCTGTTAACTACTGTTGAGGGATTAACTCTATGCTCTTCAGCAGCTTCATTCTTATCTGCGTAATAAATAAGATCTATCCTATAATAATACGTCTTATTTCCAAAAGTGCCAGGATCTTTTACAAGTTTTATTCCTGCAAGCTCATATTCTTCTTCCCAACTATTTATTTCTTCGTTCTGTTGATACTTGCGTAATATAATATTTTCTTGTTCTTCAACAAAATGTACCTTTCTTCCTTCTTCGATTACACTCTCTAATTCTTCTGGAGTAAGAGTGCCATCAAGATACTTTGCTACAATCTATGCTCATGAGTAACTCTAGTCTTTCTATATACTCTTCCAGTAGGTCCATGAGTCATAAGCAGAGATTCAGATACAAAACCTGAGTGTACGCTTGGAATATCTCCAAAGGCTAACATAGCAGCTCTTGCAAATTCCTTATCACCCATTTTACCATCTTTTACGGCAGGCAGTAGGTATTCACAAAAGGCTTTAAAACCTTTTTTAGTTACAGTTGCTGACATTTACAGTCCTAAGATTCTTGCTACCTTTTCTGATTCTAATTTGCCACCCTCTTTTAGATGATCTTTAATCATCTCCATATAAAAAGCTGCATCAGAATTACCTCTTTCTTCTAATAAAGTCTGTGCTTTACTAAAAAAGGCAAGGTTACCTTTTAAGTTTCTTGACTCAGCTCTGTCAGCTGAATCGAAAGTCATTTCACGTTTTGTTGCTCTTGGTCTATACATTTTCTCACCTTATCTAAATTATAAAATAGTTTACTAAAAATTCGTATAGAGTTGCCGTCGTCTACAACCCAACGAGGAATACCATAGGGACTACGATCTTTAAAAATCCTAGTCCCGTTAATTGATTCTATAAAGAGTCTCATTAAGATCTTTCAGCCCAAGCATTAATTTCATCTTCAGCAATAGCAGCTAAGACGTCATCTGATGCAGGAGTATTAGAAAATGACTTTAACTTTTTCATATATAGCGCCATAAACCTATCTTCATATAAATGCATATTAGCAGTATCTTCTAGGTCTTGAATAATATCAGGATCATCATCCAAAATCATTTTAGCAAAATCATCATCAATTTTAGCTAAACCATTTGCTGTAGCAAATTCATCATAGATAGGAGTTAGTGAGTCAGGTAGAATTCTATATCTATTGCCTCTAAAGACTGCTTTAGCTTCAACAGATCCGTCTAAACCTTCTCCATCGTCTCCAACATACAAATAATCTAATTCGACGTTAATAACGCTTGAATCATAAAAAGAATTCCATACATCATCTGCTATGGACTCCATCATTGTTGTGTTCACTTCGTGTGACATATTATCGCTCCGTTTGAGTTTAAAATTATATTATATGCTGATTCCATGATCTAATCAACTAGTAAAAGAGTTTTCTGGTACTTTTTTATCTTTAGGATAGTGAAACCATCCTGTAGCAATATATTTGTCTTCTTTAAGATCATTAGCGGCTCGATGTGTATGAGTAAAAGCAGCAGGCCATATTAATAAAGATCCTTTTGTTGGTTTAAAAGCAAGGTCTTGATATAAAAATTCAGTCTTACCCCCTTTTTCTACATTGTTTAAATAAAACATCCAGACTAGAAATCTTGAACTATTTGCTCCTTTACCTTGTTCATGATGCCATTGATGAAAACCGCCGCCTAGACTAGATTTTTGTAATTTAGGTCTGTCTAAATAAGCATCTTCAAACTTTGTTCCTTCAAGATAGTATTTATTAGCATATAGGGAATAATGTTTCTTTAAGCTTAATCTTATTCCTTCTAAAATATAATTTAAGCTTCCAAAATGTGCGGGAAAAATACTTATATCATTTCTTGAATGATCATTATCATGTCTTATATGAGCATTAAATTCAGGGTTATCTTTTGCTCTTTGTAAAAGTAATTCTATATCTTTAACTGTATTATCACAGAACTCATCTGTTAAAGCATTTTTATATTCAATAATAAAGTTATCCATTATCCCATAACGCCATTTTATATCTTTCTCTAGGAGCTCCTAAAAAGTCACATTTCCAATTACTCATTTGATCATATTCTAGATTGATCCATTTATTTCTTTCTTGCCACATTTTTTTAGCGGCATCTGACCAATCAGTATTTTTAACTAATTTTTGTATTTTAATGCGCATATCATCTGCTTCTTCTCTATCAAATGAATCCCATTCCATATGGTATACTTCAAAAACAGTTCCTTTTTCATCTACATAATCCATAGAAAAATCTACGCCCCACTTAGGTTTAAGATTAATAAGCTTAAATAGTAAAGGATTAGTTAATGAATAAGCTTTTAGTCTTTCTAGGGACTCCCCGTCAAATCCCCATCTTTCAAATAAAGCAGCATGATTAATATGACAACCAGAATTTTTATAACTATCTTCGAACCAAGGTTTACGAATAGACCATTGCTCATGTTGATGCTGATCTAATTCAACGCCATTAACATATGCATGCTCTTTTTCAAGCATTGTCATCTGATATCCATTCTGATCAAAACAATGCACAGCATTTTTATCTGTATAATAGGCACCATTAACTGGTTTGGTGAAACGAGCCTGTTTACTAAACTGCGCGGGAATCAAGCGTAACATTAGAGTCCTCTTTTACTTTCTTTAGCATAATTTGTCTACCATATTTATACCATTGAGGAGTCTCTAACTTCCACTTAGCAAAGTTACCTTTGTCCATTAAGTAATAAGTTCTATAAGCTTGTACAGGGTCATCTGATTTATATTCATCAGGCATAGCTTGGGCGAAAGGAGTTAAACCTAACTCGTTAAACTTACATTGATCTAATAAACCTCTGTAAATTTGATAATGTTCACCTAGTTTATGTTGCTTTTTATAACGTCTAGTATACTCTGCGCTAAGAGCTTCTAGATGATCAATAACCCACTCTGCATTTTTACGAGTAGTCATAGACCATATAGTACAAGGATGCTTAACGTGAGCTTTAGGGTACTTAGGAAGATCATACTCTTCTGATAGAAAGCTGCCTGACTTAACATCTACAACAGCAGACAGTATTTGAGCTGATTCTATAATCATTTTAACTACATGCTTATCGCACATATTTTCTGCAGCTTTAACCGGATCTTTATCTAATACAAATATATTCATTTAAACACCTCAAAATTATTTACTTTAGCTAGCGTGGTAAGAGCACCAGCAATTAGTTCTGCTGAATATCCCATACTAGTACTACAATGATTATAGTGTCTAAGTTCTTCTAATGCAAGTTTAGTAAATTTATTACCTTTATGCCATCTTTGAGCTGCATTAGCAATCTGTTCTAGGGTAATATCACCCTTCATCGTCCACGTCGCCATACTTTTTCCTCCTGGGTACAACTTTAGTTTTATCTTTATGCACTAAGGTTTGCGCATGCGCAGGAGTCTTTTTACGACCAAATATCTTATCCCAGTTTTCTTCAAACTGTTTCTGATTAATTATTGGTCGTTGCTTACTACCTTTACCTCCGTGCCATTTACTCATACTTAATTATATCCATTTATTTTATTAAGTGCAACTCAGTATTTGGTACTGCTCTCATAAGCTCATTACATTTACTACATGAATAACTTTTACAATTAGATCTTTTTATATTAGCTTCTACTTCTTGACAGGTAAATATTTCTCTTTTAATATTTTCCGGTAAGGTCAGCCATTGTTCTCTTTTAGTTAAATGATCAAGAGGAGCAATAAATTCAGTTTCAACACCATATACTTTTAGGTACTGTTCCCATACATAAAAAATAGTGACCGCTCCTTCATGCATCTCGTCACCTAATTTATCACCTTTTACTACTGCTCCAGCACCACAATGTCCAAAATAAATTTTTGTAATATTAGGCCATCTAAGGTTAGCATGTGTGCAGGAATACACCCAGTTATGTATAACAGGAGCCCATTTTGGATCTCTGTTGCCAAATTTCTCAGAATAAAAATTTCGTGTTTTAGGATTTACAGGTAAGTCAGTTTCTTGTTGATATTTAAAAACATCAACGTTAAAAATTTTTGACATATTCTGAACGCTTTCCCATTCAGCAGGCTTCATTCTATTATGAACACAAAGAGGTGTTTTATTATTATTTACTGCCCAATTAACTACAGCTGTA